TTTCAGATTCATATCTACTGGTCTCCAGATAACACCTTCATATTTATGACCTTTACCTGTGACTTGAATCCATTCACCACCTTCAGGGTCAATGTATGGTTTAAAATTCTTTGGATTATTTTTTGCCATGCCATGGTCTCCTATATTCTATTGTATTTCTAAATTCATCTGTAAATATTCCATCGACTCTAATTGTATAGGTCCATTCAGGGTTTGGGTCAACACCATGATAATTAAGGTCATGAAATACATAACAATTGCTATCAACATAATATTTTTTATCGTTTTCCTGATCATAAATAAAACTCCTCTTGTTTCTTGCAGGACTTAACATAATTGAATGATGATCGACTGACATCACAAATGGATTGTTATCTCTATGTACTGTAATATGCTGAGAACTATCCACACCAAATATATTCACTCTTCCGATTTGTTTGAATGGTAGCTTTGACCATATCCATTTAATTGTACCTGGAAATAATTTCTTAGCTTCTTCTGGAATGTATTTACCATGAATTTGTTCTTGTTCATTCCATTGAGAATACATGATTGGATATACATCTCTCCATGGATAGTAAGCACCTTTCGCAAACTTAAGATACCTTTCCATAATCTTTTGCTTTTTAAAATCATCTACCTGTATCGCCTTAATTCTATTTTCTTCGTGTTCTGTTAATTGTTGTCTAGCATATTTTACATCCAGAAACTCCGAATCAAAAAATCTGGTATAAGCATCACCACGACTATAGTCATCACCAACGCTAAAAATAGTATTGTCAGTTTGGGACATACCCCATACCACTTCTTCATGAATTTCTTTAGCTGTGTCTTCATTAAGTAAATCTAAATGTAAGTATGGCTGATCATTAATCGTTATCAGCGGCTGTATCTTCTTCGATAGTTTCTTCGACATGTTCCTCTACTACTGATTTTATAGAACCAATTGCATACCTTTCTTTTATTGCATCTGCAAATCCAGCTTTAAGCAATGGAATCCAATACTCAGAACTATTTGTTTCTGCTTTTCTTTTCTTTAAAAATACTTCTCCTGTTTTTGGATTTGTACCTTCAAACCAACCGACAGAAGGTTTAGTGACCCATCCAAGTTCTAAGCCTATGTCTAAAAGACCTGACCATTTATTGATACCACCTTCCCATGATATTGACAACGGCAATCTTGTTTTTTCTCTTACAAACCTAGATTTTTCTACACCCATCATAAAGTTATAACCTGATACTTCAGTACCATCTTTTTCTTGCTGCCTACCCATAAATAAGATTTGATTTGCTGAGTAATAGATACCTGTACCACCAGACATAATGTCTTTAGGAAACATACCAATCTCTTTATATGTATGGTTTACTGCAACAAGTGGTATATCTCTTGTTGTAAGATAAGGTGTACATATTCTAAATAATGATTTAAGTGCTTTAGCTCTTGACATATCAGCAACTGACTTACCATCAAGTGCATCTTCAAGTTCTTTCTTAGAAGCTAAATTACCTACAGAATCAATTACAATAATAACCTTATCACCTTTCTGTATTTCTTCTAGTTGTTTTGTAATATCAAACTTAAGTTGTTCTACATGTTCTATAGGTGTATGTATACATCTCTGTGGGTCTACATTCATGCTTTCCAGATATTCAGGTGTAATACCAAACTCTGTATCATATAGTAGACATACAGCATCTTCATACTTTTTAAGATATGCTGAAGCCATAAGCAAAGCTAAGTTTGATTTAAAGTGTTTTGATGGACCAGCCAGAACGGTAAGTCCAGGTGTCAGACCACCTTCAACAGAACCAGATAATGCTATATTCACAACAGGAATATCTGTTGGAACCATATCTTTCTTGTTAAATAATGCTGAGTCTGAGAGTACTGCCGTTGATTTGACAGTTGAAGTTTTTTTAAGTTTTTCTAGTAGTGACATAATAATCCTTTGTTGGTTGTTTTAAGTTGAGTGTACCAACTCCTGATATATTTATACCACTACTAGAAGTTTTTTTTATATTATCCTTTCAGATATTCAGGCTCACCTTTATTAATCTTAATGGATTTAGGCTTCTTTTCTTCTGGAAGCTTATATTCCAATTCGACTACTAGCATACCATTTGCAATGGCTGCATTGGTGACTTCAATATATTCTTGAAGTTTGAAAGTTTTTTTGAACTTTCTAGCAGAGATACCTTTAAACAAATACTCTTTGCCTTCAGCATCATTCTTGCCTTGTGTATTACCTGAGATGATTAACTCACCATCTTTGACTGTGACATCAATATCTTTCTCACCAAAACCAGCGATAGCAAGTTCAATAGCGAACTTATCTTCATCTGTTTTAACAATGTTATGTGGTGGATAGTTATCGATGTTTGCCCAATGTGTTGAGTTTAGTTCATCGAAAAGACGGTCAAATCCGATAAAGGCAGACCTTGGGAATGTAAGTGCGTTCATAGTTTCCTCCTTTATTAAGCAAGTTTACATTAGACTCCTGATTATCAGCAAGTCTAATATATTTATACTCGAAGTCCCCTATTTTTCCAAGTTTCTCTTATAGAGTTTTCGTTTTTAGTAGTAGCTGTAGTGTCCTAGTATACTTAAAAATAAAGGCATACAAATTGTTCCGATTAGTATAGAAAGGTCTCGTGCAATTTCGCAGAATTTACAAGTTTTTGGATGCTCAGCTTTCCAGATTTCTAGTTTAGCTTTCATCTCGTAATATTTAATAAGGTAATACTGTGCCAGTGCTTTATTTTACAACTTATTGCAGACCAAAATGACAATGATCTAAAAACATATTTTTTAATAACTAGAAATTATATTACAAATCTAGGTCTTTTGACCATGGACCTTCATATTTTATTGGTGGGATTTTCTTTAGATTTTTTTGTTTTCTTGGTATGATCTTGGTTTTATCTTTTTGTACTTTATGACCATACGGCGTGTCATGGCCAAACAACTCCTTGTGAGCCCTTGTTTTTCCACGTTCCGTCAGTGTTGTAGTGCGTTGGGTACGCTTTCGTTTTTTCATATTCTTTTAATACTTTATCTATTTCATAACCAGTGTCAGTTAACATCGATCTAAACTTATTTAATGTTTCATTGTCAGGATCGAGCCTGTGTACCTCTATGGCTAAGTAAGCAATTACCTTTTCATCCATAGAAGTCTTTATGTGTTTTCCCATTAAGTATTATCACCTTTCGTATATTGCACTGTGCCTTGCATGTCAAATTTTCCAGGAGTAATCTTTGGACTCCTATCTTTAGCAATCTCACCAAGTCTGTAAGTTTTTACATTTTTATCTTGTAATGTAAAAATACTCATAGCCACAATAGACATAGCTAAGGGTGACAGTATCATTAAATAACCTTGTATTTCTTCTGGTGTCATATCTTAGTACCTATAGTTCTTCGGACAATATCATTATGATTGAACTCTGCCCAATATAGTTCAAACGCTACACCATCTTCGATACCTTCAAATTGGTGTACTTTACCAGGTTTTACCTGTGTAAATTCACCAGGACCGAGGATAGTTTCATCTACTAAACCGTCTTGATCGTCTTGCCAAACTCTGATTAACATCTTACCAGACTCTACAAAAAAACCATTCCATTTAAATTGATGTTCGTGTTCACTACATTTATATCCCGCTTTGTACTCTATGCGGTGAAATTCAAGCACGCCATTTGCATGAATTAGCTCTGTTTGACCCCAAATTTTTCCAGCTTTGATACTCATATAAATAATATAATACTATATTATGGAGATATTTTTAAATGGCGATCAAAAAAACGCATAGAGTATACTGCACTTACTTTCCAGACGGCAGATATTACATCGGTTATTCAGGCAAAACAGACAAACAATTCGAAAAATATTACGGTAGCTCAAACATTATCAAAGAGTATACACAAGATGACTTACATAAGGATATTGTCTTTGAAAGTGAGAAGAAGAATGAAGCTAAGATACAGGAGTTTCTATTACAGTGGCAGCAAAGAGATGATGAGAACTGCATTAATGATATGATTCATTTAAGATTAAGACTATCACATTTAAGAGATTTTAAACCAATTAAATGGAAACCTAGAGATGTACCAGCCTGAGGCTCAATACTTTTTATATAATGAATTTGGTTATAAGACAGATTATGATAAGTTCTTAGAATATCTACTTACATTTCAATCCTCTTTAAGAGAAGATTTCTTTAGAAATGAAAATCAAACAATAGCAGATGTAGTCAAACAAGAAGGTTTTGAAAATGCTAGACCTAGAATAACTCAACAATTTAACTTTCAGAATGACAGATGGGCTCCACCAAAAGAATCTAGGTACGCATTACAAGATGCTGTTAAAGTAAATGGTAAGACTGATTATAGTGGTTGGACTAGTATGCAAATAAAATATTTTTCAAATGGACCAGACAAAGTACAAGACCCTGCGCCTATGATATGGGTAAAGAAAAGATTTCCTACAGCAACTAAACTAATAGAAGAGTTTGGTGATGATTGTCCGATCATGGATTATGTAATGCTTAAACCAAACACTGTTTTATCAAGACATACTGGTGCTACAAATATAGGCTCTAATAGAGTACGTATACATCTACCAATAATAATACCTGAAGGCAAATGTTTTCTAGAAATAAATGGTAAACCAATTTATTGGAGAGATGGACCGTTTGGATTTAATGATGAATATGTACATAGTGCATGTAATTTAACAGATGAGTATAGAGTTATATGGATGATGGATATAGAAAGAGAAAGAGTTGGATTACCATATTGTACAGGTGCAGATAAAACATTAAATAAACCATTGGATGAGAAAATAGACTATGAAAAACTATAAGTATTTTAGAGAACTAGATGTACCTGGCTGGGAAAAAGTTAGAGATGAAATGCATAAGTTCACTACAGTCACTCGACCAGAAATAGCTATTGGTATGGGTAAACCTCTATGGAGAAGATGTTGGCCTGAGCCGTACAAAGGTTTAAAAGATGCTTGCCCATCCTTATGGGATGTATTTGAACCAATATTTGGTACAATTAGAAGTGTAGGATTCTTTGTAATGTTGAATAGAGATTGTTCTATACACACAGATAATTATGATGCCGTGGGTGATGGTCTACCAGAAGCAACTAAAAGAATCAATATACCTATTCAGAATTGTGAGAAGACTCATACAAGATGGTTTATAGCTCATAGCACCCCAGATATTGCAGCGTATGATGGACCAAATCTTACCGCACCTGTAGCAAAACCAGTTGTTTTAGATAAAATGGCAAATCCAGAATCTATGAAGAGTGTCATTGGTCAAATGCAACATGAACATAAAACTGGTGAGAAGGTATTTGTACCTGACGGTACACACTATAATGTTTTTCATGAAGATGAGGTGACTGAAGTATCAAGAGTAGAGTTATTGAAACCAACCATTATAAGAGTAAATGAACCACATCAAGTTGTTATAGATAAAGGTTGGAAATTTCCAAGAGTAGCTGCAACCGTAGGATTTATAGATGAAGATAGACTTACCATTTAAAGAGATAGACATACCAAACCTAGATAAGGTCATAACTGAGCTACAGAACTATACAAAGAACATACACCCTGGTTTGTACCAAGCCATAAAT